GTCGTAATAGCTTCGGTGCCAAAACTAAATGCCTCTGCAATTAATTCGAGGTTCGTGTTCGTACTGGTTCCCCACGTTCCTGATTCATCGCCTGTAGCGATTTCTTTTAAACGTAGGTCATTAACATAAGTTGCCATTTAAGCTACCTCTTCCCAATCAGGGGTTTGACTGTCCGAAACAGCCGACCAAGTAATACTTTGACTATCCGAAACAGCCGACCAGTCTGGTGTTTGACTATCATCCACCAATCCCCAAACATTAACCGCACCAATTGCACCTGTTGCTGACACGCCTGTAACTGTAACATTAGACGCTCCTGCAACTGTAATCGTTCCAACAGCGCCTGTCCCTGAAACACCAGTAATGCTGACATTCGCATCTGCGCTGATCGTAAGCGAACCAACTGCTCCAGCACCCGCAACGCCGGTAACACTAGCATTCGCGCTGCCGGTAGCAGTAACCGTTCCGACAGATCCAGTGCCTGCCACGCCTGTGACAGATACATTGACACCCGTCCCTTGGACGATTGTAACCGACCCGACTGCCCCTGTACCAGAAACGCCTGTGACAGCGGCAGTTGCATCTGCGCTGATCGTGACCGAGCCAACCGCGCCAGTACCTGCGACACCTGTAACTTCAACAGGGTCTGGCTGACCCCACGGGCTTTCGCCCCAAGTACCTCTGCCCCAGCCGGTAACATTTGCCATTGTCTAAGCGATGCGAATAATCGCATTACTAGCATCTGCTGCAGGGAACTGAATCGTAAAATCTCCAGACGTAGACGTTTTATCTGCCCCGAAATCTAACACACATACTGCAGGGTCGCCTGAAGCACTGTCGTTAAAAATAAGTGCGCCTCTCGCTGTAATACTACTACTAGAAAAAGTTAAGTTAGAAAAATCTGTAATAGCGGTCGTTCCGTCGTTACTAGGATCGACACGAGTAAGTGCTGCGCCTTTTGCGGTATACCCTGTACCAGATACCTCATTAGAGGTTGTGTAGGCTGTTGTACTCGCGCCTAAACTTGCTGAACTTGTATACAATGCAAGATTGAATGTACTGCCGCCAGTGTTTTTAAAATTATGAACAGCTTCTAAAATTTCTTTTTTAAAAGTCGTACACATCGCGCTGGTAATAGCCATTACAATCTCCTAATTATGTTAGCCATTTCTTGTTGGCCTTGTCGTTCTAACTCGGCTATTAAAGTTGTTCTATCGCTTTTAATAGCTTCTTGAATATGAAATAAAACTATTTTTTGCACATCTTCTTTAAACGCTTTTGCTTGTTGCGCGATCAATGGATGTGCGTTGTTTCCTACATTAATAATTCTATCGGAAGCAGATTGAGCCCAAAAGTCTGGGTTATGTCCTTTTTGTTCAGTAGTCGTAACGAAAACTTGACCTACTTCCATTTTGAGCGTCATATTTATCCTTTAGCAATATCGTAACGATATTCGTCACGAACACCATAGCCTTGCCCCAGATTTTTAAGACCGTTAACAGCTTGTATAAACCGTTGTTCATATTGTGCCGTTTCTTGTGGGTCTTTAAGGAACGTCGCGGCTTCTACTAAAGTACCATATAGGATCGCGTCGGGCGCATTATCTGATAACCACGTTGTATCTGTTCCGCTAGTTGTCGTAAGCGAAGCAGGTCGGTATTTATAATGTAACTCAAACGAATAGGTCGTATCGGGTGTCGGAGCTAATAAAAAAGAATTATCATCGAACAATGCATAATATTTAGGGAGACCCGTTGTAGATGCGTTCGGCGTAAAATCTCTTATAAAAGAAACGTGTTTATAGAGTAAGTACGAATATACGCTACTAGAGATAACAGCGAGGCTGTAGGGGGCTAAAAAGTCCGTAGGGGTACTAAGATAAGTATTACTAGCTGTAGCGGTGCCTGTGACATTTTTACGGAATACAGGCAGCTCTACCGCTTTTAATATTCTTTCCTCTGCTTCTTGTATGAAAGTATCTAATGATGCGACAAAGGTCGTCTCAGAAGATTCTGTATAATTTTGGACAGCTGTTTTTAGTGTACTTAAAGTAAAGCTCATGTCGTTGTCACCGTAATAGTTCCGACACTACCTGTAGCTGAGACACCTACGAAATCAGTGCCAATCGGGTCGACAACACCTAAAGGTTGACCGCCTACATTAACTCCTGAGTCCGTCGTATTAGTCGGCCCTGTCGTTCTGACTAACCCTAATTGCGCTTGTGGTAAAGGTACTTCTGGTCTAGCTTGTCTTAACCCTTCTGGATCAGAAACGTGGTGCGGAGGGTCAAGTTGCGGGTGTTTAGGTTCGAAACATTCTGAACAAACTTTAAAGCCTGTCCATTCCATTTTCATCTGTAAATATTTGACACGAAACCCGCAACGGTCACAGACACCGTATGCGTATTTACCTACTGCGAAAGCCATTACAAATAAGTCCGTTTAGGCACTAACCTTAATGAACTATCGTCGTCATAACGTATAGCATTAACTAAATTTTGCTCATAAAGAGGTTGTAATAACCCTGCTTTTTCTGGATTCTTTTTCATAGCTAAATAAAAAGCTAACCCAGAGGTCAGGCAGGGAAGAAACCTACTCGGTAAATCTACATCGTTTACAGACTCTGTAATATCTTGGATACGTTTCCAACGGTACGATACAAACTTATCTGTAGAATTTTCGGGCGCTGGCCAGACATATAACTTAGGTGTAATCGTGCGCTCAAGATAATATTGAGTAACCCGCGCTTTCGTCAACTTATTAGGTATATCTAGATATTCCCCACGATCTATACGATCTAGTTGGAAATCTGTTTGTATACTATTTGTCGTACGACGTATTACAGCGTCTAGAATATCTATATCAAATTGATTTAAATCGTAAGTCGTTTGACCTTCAACTAAATCTAAAGATACTTGTTCTACTTCCCATATTTGTATGCCCCTGTTTGACCAGTCAGCAAACATAATATTCATGGAACGACGCGCAGTTACGCCGTCATACCCTGTTCGATATTCTAGACCTGCTAGTTCATACGCTTCTTCAATCGCATCCGCAGCGTTTAAACTAAAAGTACGAGTGCCCGATGTAGCCATTAGCCATAGTTCTTTATAAGTTCTAAGACAATTACATAACTATCATTTGAAGACGCACCTATTGTAGTTAGTAATATATCACCAGTTTTACCGCTACCGGCAGTGTTTTTAAGACCCCCGAACTCGCTAAAATCCATATGACCATTACTGTCTTGCGCCAACCCCAATGCTATGGTATTTGTAGTTGCGTCGAACAAAAGCTGTACTTGCGTAAAGCCAATAATTGAATGGCTTACTTTTTCGATAACCACTCCACTACAAGCAGTACCATCTTCCCGAGCAGTTAATCCACTAACGTCTACTTTGTTGACGGCATCTTCACCAGTGCCGTCGCTCAAGTTCGTTATCTGTATTACTGCTTTATGCGTACCATCAGAGATAGTTGTTGAAGTTACTGCATCAGCCATATCCGTCTCCTATTACGCTATTTGCACATACTCAATAATAAACGTAAATGAGCCAGCAGTTGTCGCGTCAACGGTATTCGTAATGTTACAGAAAATAGTTCTTGCCGTATCTGTATATTGAACAGAAGCAGGAGCCGTAGTACCGCTTTGAGTTTGAGTTACCAGTGTTGTTGTAGTTACGTTGTGTTCTACAACAGTTGTACCACCGTCCAAGATCTCATCGGTTACTGCCGCAACAATCTGCGCACCAGAGCTAGAAGTACCAACTTCATAACCAATATCACCTGTACCAATAACAGGAGAGGTATCACAAAAGATTTTAATATCAGTAATGATTGTATTTGCAGGCTGGGTAAACTCACCAATACTTGGGCTATCCCCTGCTGTGGTGTTAACAGTTACACCTGTAGCAAAACCAACGTGCTTTACATATTTATTCGTAACGATGCCGGTAGATGCGATATCTACTACATCGGTAAGCGCACCAGTGCTTGCGTTTTTTGAAACAACTTTAAACCCGTTCTCTGATCGGACTGGGCCGTTAAAGGTAGTATTCGCCATGAGTATCTCCTGTCGTGGCTAGTGTCAGGTACGGGATGTACCTGTCAGGGATGGATGCTTTATACAGCAGAAAAAGAAAAGGGGCAACTAGTGCCCCTTTCCTCGCGGTATTACGCAGCTCCTGGAGAGCCGAAAATACCACGCCAGTCACTAAAGCCAAAGCTATAGCGTTCTCTGGCTTTATAACGAACATTACCAGTTTCGAAGTCACCTTCCATACTGGTTGCAACAGGTGAACGCACAAAGTGCTTCAGCCCGTTAGGTACGTCAGTCGTCAGGAAGAACGCATCAGTATCTGTTAGATAGTGATTGACGGTGTATCCCTCAGGAACCATACCCATGTTGCGTAGTGCGTTAATATCGTTATCCGCCGTGCCGACTCGTCCTGGAGTTTCCAGTAGACGATCTGCAACGAATTGCAGTGCGGTTGGGATAATCAGCTTACGCGCTTGTGCGTTGATCTTTAGACCACGCTCATCTTCGAAAGCTGCGATATCGATCAGCGACTGCTCTAGTGAGGTTTCATTAAGATCCGACGCAGTCGATAACTCGTTGCGTTGGGTCTCATTACCTACAGTCGGGTGATCAGTTGCACATAGTTCTTTGCCATCGCCACCAACAAAAGAAGAGCTAAACGCATTGTTCAATATGTTTGCGCCCTTAATGTTTTTGGTGGTCATCATAGAACGAGCAAGTGCTCGCGTATAACGAGATGACAAGGTGTCGTACAAATTATCTTCAATAGCTTCTTCAGTCAATGAAAAAGCCAAAGCGATAGTTTCATGCGAGTACCGTGCAGTAAAAGATTCTTGTGCGGTGTCGTAAGTAACACCAGAACCTTCAAACTTCACAGGAGCTTCGCCGAAACCAGTCAACATTACCTCTTCTTCAAAAGCTCGTTCTGAAGTTTCGGTTTCAAAGATTTCTTCGTACTCAGCGTCGTAGCGATCATACTCTAGTCCGAAGAGAGCATGAAGGCCAGGAACCAGCTCTTTTACGAGTTGAGCTCTATTAATAGCCATTAGTTACTCTCCTTCGACTATACAGCGAATACGTTAGTTGGGAACGAAAAATACCCACGAGCGTTAGCACCAATGCTATTACTCGGAGAATCTACGAACCTATTCAACAACGCTATTCCGCTACTTGTTGTCGCTGTTACACCTTCTTTGGATCGTCCATTGTTAGTGCTGCCAGCGGTTGTAGTAATCGTATATTTAGCACCAATAAAACTTACGGCTGGAGTGCCGGCAGTAAATTGCGCCTCGTACACGATTGCAGGGTCGGTATATACATACGCTTCGACGTCTGCTGAACCCAGCGTAGCTGTTGAAGCAGGGAAGAACGTAGCATATGTAGGAGTACCGTCGGTTGCGGTATAGAAACATCCAGCAAAAACTCCAGCTGGTGTGCCTGTCGCAGTGCCTTGGATCACGTACCCAGAAGATAGGTTTACAACGTCTCCGTTGAAGATAGCAGCAGAGGTGCCACTAGCAATACGCAACTTCTGAGGACGGATCGTACCACCGTAAAGGTGATAGGCTGGTGTGAACCCGTTAGGGGCATCAGTATTAGCCATGATTTAATCCTCTAAGGAAAATGATAACTTAATCAGCAGCCGGTTTTCGACTACCGAATTCCACTTTGGTGCTTCTCCTCATATCGCTTTGTCGTAGCGGCATTCTTGGATCAGCTTCTCGCATCAAATCGTTGTCAACACCTTGAAGTTGTTCTGCTGTCTTTCCGTGGAAATAATCATTACGTTCTTCGACGGTCTCTTCAGGAATTTTTGCGAGGATCAAGCCACCAACACCTATTACGCCAGCGTGTTTACCGTCCTCAATCGTAGGAGCATCAAACTCAGGATGATCTTCTGCTCTTACTGGCTCGAATCCTTCACGAATACGTTTTGACATATTCGCTTTGTCATCGTGCCCACGGACTTCTGCACGTACCCACCTGTGTTTATATCCAGGAGGAGCTTCAGGAGCGTCTAACATAGATGGCGGTTGCCATGGTTTACGGCGAGCA